ACCGTAAACACCAAAAAGCAGTTTTTTACATTTCAATCAAAGTAAGACAAGCCAACGGAAATGATTTGATTTCAAGGTTTCTATCTACACGCCATTGGCACAACGCCTCTTTATCAGCAATCGAAGTTATGCGCATTCTATCGTTTCCGATTTTTAGGCGCACAATAGATCCAACTTTAAACATCGTACACTCCGCATCAACAATAGAGCGAAAATGAGTGTTATCAACACTCTCAAACACACCCATCACATACTTTAACTGACCACCGATAGCCGTTCGCTGCGGCATGGTCATAGGCAACAACGCTCGCGCAACATTCATGAACGCATCAAGTGATACGTCATATTTTTCACTGAGCATTTCATCAATTTTATCGTATTCGTCACCTTCTTCTTCCAAGGCTTCATACTCTTTCTCTGTCATACCCATCATTCGAGCAGCTAGTTCTGTGCAATCCCATGATGAACTCATAACACTATCCTTTTATATAAATATTGAAATTTTTGTAAATAGCACGGCACAATCTCGGCACAGCATTACATATGGCTAATATGTAATTACGATCCCGTCGTATGATTGCGCGAAATAAATGCACAATCACAACTGACAAAATATATGGAAATGTATATAGAATTGCGATAAATGCAGCAAGAGTTCTTGTCTTCATTATTCACAAACTCCAAACACAAACTGGCCATGTTCATTTTTAGATAAAACAAAGGTGGTAAAATCTTGCTTTAAAAACGAATCAATTGACGTTTTGATTGTGGCCACATTATCTTCGCGGCCTTGCTTTTCTTCATAAACAGCAAATGCCTTTAAAAAATTAATACCATCAACTTTTTGTATTATCTGACTCATTTATGATCTCGCTAATAATTCGGTCCATCTCAATTAGCCGGCGCACTGCACGCATAACGGCAACCCTAGTTACTTTTGCATTAAATGCCGCAAGTCGATATGTATAACCATTAATAATTCGTAACCTAACCGCTTTACGAACAGCGGGTGACATTTCACGATTTGAAACCAGTAAAAACAAAGCCTCAAGGCGTGACTCTTTTAATACTTGTCTCATTAGCACATTAAAAATGTATATTCTAGCGTATACATATTTTACTATTTTTAACGTAAAAACAAAACTTAAATAAGCGATAACTCATTATATTTAAAAGAAATAACACAATAAAAACAGTGCATTATTAAATAAGTATAGCACTGTGAATTATTATTTATAGGGTTATTGGGGTTATACTTATTGCTTGCTTTTAATTTCGGGGTTATAATAACCCCACAAGATACTCAAACAGTGGGATGTGTTGAAAAGTAGCGATTTAATCAAACTAGTAAAGGCGGCTGGATGGGTATTGGTAAGTGTTAAAGGTAGTCACCATAAATTTAAACACCCCATACATGAAAAGCCGTTGATAATCCCACACCCTAAGCAAGATTTAGGGGTAGGGATTACAAAGAAAATTAAAAAGCAGGCGGGACTATAAGTCCCCCTTTTTAACCTCACTTAAAAATAAGGCCGTTATTATGAAATACCCTGCCGCTATTGAGATAGGTAATACAAACACCGCATACAGCGTGTGCTTTCCTGATTTGGAAGGTTGCTTTTCTGCGGGTGACACTTACGACGAAGCATTACAAAATGCCAGTGAAGCGTTAGAAATGTACTTGGAGGCACTAGCAGAAGATAACGAGTTGCCACCACAGGCCACAAGCGTACAAGATCACATTAATAATCCTGAATATTCAGGCTGGATGTGGGCGCTAGTTGATATAGATACAGAACCATTTATGGGTGGAGCGATTAAGAAAAATGTCACGTTACCAAAATTGTTATTAAAGAAAATTGATGATGCTGTTAAAGAGAGTTCGTTGTATAAGGATCGCTCTCATTTCTTACAAGTTGCAGCGGCGCGAGAATTACACATCTAATAAAACGAGTCGCTCTTGCACTATCAGATCAAATAATGGGACCAGAAGTCCCATTATTTCAGTTATTAATAGAGCCTATTATCTTACCTAGCCATGCCATTACTTTTACATTCATTGAGTTACCTATCGCACAATAGCGTTCAGAGTTCGGACATTGCTCAATTGTCCGTCCATTCCACGCGATTCGCGTGTGATTATCAGGCATCCCTTGTAATCGCTCACACTCAACAGGTGTAAATTTGCGTACAACGTCCGAATGAAACACAGAGTGACAATGAGTTGTTGTCAGTGTTAGTGCTGGATCACCAGACCGACCAACCCCAAAACCATAACCACCAGATGTAATATTCCCTCTAGTTGCCTTATCCTGAATAGGGATAACTGCACATGGTGACTCAATGATGTGATAATCCCCACTAAATGCCTCTTGATTACCAATGAATTGTTTCTTGCCACAATTCGCAAGGATAGGTCCTGTTACCGACTTGCCCGAAGCAAGGCTGCTTTTAAGCGAGGAGGTAGCACTCGAGACATTGCTTCTGCGCGTCTCAATATCCCTGAGCACGCTTTCACTGTGAGATAATATCGGCTCTCTATCTGACCAGTCTCCAAAATCTGCGAAAGCGAAGACTCTCCGGCGGCGTTGCGGGTCTCCGAAATATTGGGCATCGAGCACACACCACTCGACCAATCCGACCTTACCAAAACAAAAACCTGCCGTTGACCACTTTTCGGGCTTTGTGAGCTTTGATCCGCATAGGCTTGAAAGAACCTCGCAAAAATCTGCGCCCTCGTTACTACTGAAAGCACCGGGGACGTTTTCCCATAGTGCAAATCTTGTTCCACAGTGCTTAATGCACCATTTGATAATTTTAATGGCATATTTATACAAACCACTCCGTTCACCATCAAGCCCTTTGCGCTTACCAGCAATCGATAAATCTTGGCAAGGACTACCAAAAACAACAATATCAATGCTACCCAATTGCTTTATCTGTTTTTCTGTAACTTTGGTTATATCGCCCAGATTGGGAATGTTAGGCCAATGATGTGCAAGTACCGCACTAGGAAATGGCGCGTACTCACAAAAAGCAACACCCTCCCACCCTAACGGCTCCCATGCGAGAGTAGCGGCTTCAACACCAGAAAATAGAGAAAGATATCTCATATCAACCTCGAAATTTAAAGATACCTTGTAATTATATCATTTAAAACAAATGGATACACTGGATTGATTGATTGGGTTAAGAAAAATTAATGGCGGTAATATCAGTAATAAACATTAGATTTATTTAAATCTCGATCTTCTTTACTAATAAGCCATCGCGTAGCGATAAAGCTCTTTCATAACCTTTAGCGTATGACCATATCAATTGTCGTATGACAAAAAGCATTTACCGCGTGTTCTATTGCTTCCATCAAACGCTTGTGGTGCATTTAATCACTATATCTATAGCTTTCCTCGGCGGGGCCCGTTCAATTGCCCCGTGGGGCTAATTGGTCGCTATTCTTAATCAATTGAATGGGATGTACTTTGCTCTATTCTTGAGGCCCATCTAAGTAAAGTTATTTTAATAACTTTCTGGTTTGAGGAACGAAAAACCACTAAGAGCTTTAAGAGCTATAAAACCACCCTCATTTTTCACTTCCGTAGCTTACTTCCATTTTGATCTCATTGATCACAGACTTATCCACAGACCACCTAAAAAGGATCTCTTTCATGGCTACCAATCAAAGAATGAACGATCATTCATTTTATTTGATAGATTAAACCTATTAAATATTGGAAATATAACGATATAAGCTATTGATATTTTGTATAGATGTGAAAAATTCTCCGCTAAGACGGATTATTTAAACTTTAAAAAGGGGGTTTTTACTCTTTTCCGAAGATGTCGTTGTCGAAATCGTAAGGGACTTCAGTATAGGTTGGTGTGGTGCTTTTAACGGCTTGAGCGAACTTACGCTTACTTACTCTATTGAAGACTATATAACCATACCAAACATTAGAAAGGCCAGCAGCAATGCGGCTAGCAACACCTTTTGCACGTGACACTCTAATATCTTTCTTATGTTCAAGGTTAATATCTGCGAAGAATAAAGGCGTGAACTCTTTCAGTGATGCTATAGAGCGAATAATAGGGCATTCGTCTGTACCAGTGATCGTTAGTGAGGATTTTGATTTAAGGTAGCCAGCATCAACGAGGTGACCAATAGCACGATACCAGCGACCTTCTGATATGGATTCACCATGCATTTCATCGTAAAGCTCAATTAGATCTGTATGTTTAATGCCGTGCATGGCATCAGGTCTACACCTGCCTATTTGATTATTATCACCCGTCATTTTACATAGCAGCACTCGTACCACTTTAGTCAAAGTGACGCGCTGGCGACGTTGTAGCATCTTGATATTACTATTCACTTGCCATAAACGCTTAAAGAAATGCGGGGCGTTAACGAACTTGTCGAAAGCCTCCGAATATCTTTTAGCGTAATGGGTAAGTTTAATCATAGTAATAATGACTTATGCGTTAGTTTGAGTGAGTAGTGAAATGTTGCTTTTCGTCATTGTTAGAGTGTTCAAAATGGCAACCCCTCAAAATGAAAAAGACTGCGCCATTGACTGCTTTCAACAAGCTTGTCAGGCACATCCCTATCGATAAGTGCAACGCTTGCACAGAGATAGCAATATTTCAGAACATCGCTGTTAATGCTTTCGTTGGCTTTAAATTGGCAATGAATGTCACTCATTAAGTCATAGTTAATGACCCCACTACGCAGTAGGCGTTTAGCACGGTACATTGACTTAAATAATTGACGTTGATTTGCTTTCATTGATCACCAAAAAAAACGGCTCAAACATCGAGCCAAACAACAATAAATATGGGTCCTCGTAACGTGAGGAACGACTCTCTACGCGGCTAGTTCGCGTTCGCTGAGTCAGATATAAAGCCCTAAGAAAATCAAACGCAGCAAGTGGGGTTGATTCAGCAATCGAATGAGTTAGCCCATTCGATTACTGGCTCTATGTGAGCCAGTTAAATAGGCGTTGGAGTAAAACCAGCTTCTGAGCGTTCAGCTTGAATCTGAATATAGCGAGCTAAATCACCATCACCCATGTCATAAGCTATATCAGCCAATGTGTTTAATTGGTTTGTTGTGCGCTCTAATAATCGGCCCAGACAAAATCTAGCTGTATTAATCGGCGTTTCATTTTCACGCTGAGCAGCTTCTGTATGTTGACAGTGAAGGATCACTGTATTTGCGACCTCTTTGATTGAGTTATTGATCATTGCTTATTCCTTTCTATTTGGTCTTGCGTGTTTTGCTTTCGCGCAATTCAGACATATCAAATTGATCCGCCTGTATACGCTCCAGTAACTCAACAAGGTTTATGTAACGTTTATTGCTACCTCCACCACTTGATAATTCAGGGATTATTCCTGCATCCATAAGCGCCAGCAGGCGACGACGACCAATGCCATGCGTCCTTGCAAATGTTGTTACATCCAAAAATAACGCGGGTAATACGCCCATGTGGTATCCTTATAAGTTTGTATAAATGACGCTAAATGAGTCTTTTATGGGTCTTTATGGTGTACGCATATTAGCGTATGTCTGAATACTACGCTTTCAAGCGTACTGGAGTCAAGCATGGAAATAGGAAAAAAAATCAAGGCTATGAGAATTGCTGAGAATTTAAGTCAACCACAAATGGCGCAACTTATTGATATATCAATAGGTACATTAAGAAACTGCGAACAAGACAGAACCGAACTAAAGACTGAAAGCTTGATGAAATTCACAAAACATAAGCGCTTTAAGAAATATGCATACTGGCTCATGACAGATGAAACCCTCCCCGAATCCGGCCAGATATCACCGGATTTTTCTATACTATTAGAGCTAGGCATTGTCGAAGACGACACGAGCGGCAAGAAGACTGCTTAACATGTTGTTTATTAAAATTTTATAGGTGGGGCGTTCTATGATTTTGCATAGCGAAAAAGGGTATTCAACTAGCTACGCTCCAGAGCGTTTTTTTACTTTAAAGCGAGAAGCTGTTCAGCTTGATAAGCGTTTAGAGTTGAAATTACAGCGTGAAAATATAGGTAGGGACGAACGAACATTAGATCAACTTATTGACGTGTGGTACAGAATGCACGGCAAAACATTAAAGGATCATGTTCGCTTGCGTAAGTTACTTTATCGAATGTCAGAAAGACTAGGAAACCCTATCGGTTATGATTTTAGTGCGCTGGCCTTTTCTACCTACAGAGAGGAGCGAACAAAAGAAATAAGCACAACAACAGTAAATCGTGAGCATAGCTATTTAAGGGCTATGTTTAATGAATTAGAAAGACTAGGTGTAATCAACTTCCCCAATCCATTAGTAAAGATCCGCCAATTCAAAGAAAGAGAAGGTGAATTATGCTACTTATCTCATGATGAAATTGGCGAGCTATTAATGACATGCAATCAATCTTCAAATCGTTCATTAATATATGTAGTAAAAGTTTGCCTCGCCACCGGCGCAAGATGGAATGAAGCTGAAAGCCTAAAGCCATCACAAATCAAAGATGGAAAAATTACATTCTTAAATACAAAGTCAGGTAAAAATAGAAGCGTACCGATTCAGTCGTGGCTTTTTAATGAGTTGCAAAGTATCAAGCCTGTCAATGATAGGCGATTATTTCTTAGTAGCCTGTCAGCGTTCAGAAAGACAATAAAACGTACCGAAATAAGCCTACCTAAAGGACAAATGACCCACGTTCTACGGCACACCTTTGCAAGCCACTATGTAATGAGTGGCGGGAATATCGTAAAACTCAGAGATACATTAGGTCATAGTGAAATTACAACAACAATGCGCTATGCCCACTTAGCCCCTGATCACTTAGAAGAGGCGCTGGAGCTTAATCCTCTCAACAGCCATAAAACGCTATTTAACCCGTAAAAAACGCTATATGTGATTTTTGGTTTAACTAAGTTATTGTTTTTATAATGGTTGTTTTGGTTTTCCAAATCCGCGTGTTGGGAGTTCGAATCTCTCCACCCCTGCCATATTTAAGACACAAAAAAGGCCAGCTTTTTAGCTGGCCTTTTTTGGTTTCTTGTGTTTGTACAAACTCACACCTTAATTAATGCAACCATTTTAATAAATTCATGCCACTTACCTTTACGGCGCAATAGACACTCTATAGCTAACGCGGTCTGGACTGAGAGTGCTTTACCTTTATAACCCCTCTCTAAATCCGAAACCTGCTGCTTACCCGTCCAACCAAGAGCCAACCCAAATTCCCGCTGTTCTAGTTTTAATAGTTTTCGCGCAGCGCGAATGTGGCAGCCCTGCCAATTATCTTCTTTCATTATTTAGCTCACAAAAAAGGGCCTAAGCCCTTATCTACAATATAGGTCATCAATAAATGATAAATTCCCTAAAATTTTAACGCTGGGTGATATTTCTCTTTGCACCAATTCAGCCAATAATACAGCCTCTGTGTTTTCATTGTCACCTCCTGCATAACATGCCGCGCCATGTAATTCTTTGATGGCTTTTGCTAGTTCTTGCGCTGCAATTGCTGCCGCTTCAATTTTTGCTGTTATTTCGTCATTCATAATGGCCACCTTTAATTACCCAATCTGCTCATACATTGCTTCGCGTAGGCGGTTAATATTACGCGCCCCAGATACAACCCAAAACAAACCATCATCGCCGTGGAAAATACCGTAACGATAACCCTGCAACGTTGTTCTGCTCTTAAACTCCATCGCTACCGAGCGAGTGTTGTATTTCGAAATGTTGAATAAGTAAACGCCGTTAATTGTTGTCATTTTTTTATCTCGTTGTGTATTGGTATGCACATATAGTAAAACTATGTTTTATTGATAGCTAGTCATTATTGAGAATTATTATCAGAAAGAGGTCTTGTTCACAGAACAAAATTTACCTTCAAAAACATATAGCTATGAGTAAAACAATAATTTACTGTCAGCCCATATTCGAAAGCAAAGAGATAATAAAATGTTAAAAATCAAACAAGGTTCAGAGGCGGCTGTACAGGCGATAATGTATAGCCTTTGTTTTGGACCAATTGCACCTGTGGCCATGATGTTTAATTATGAAAACGTAAGAAGGAGTGGCTGTAGCGAGGTGCACGTTGCCCTTGTGTGTGAGCAGTTATTACTAGCAGGGGCGGCGTTACAATTAGACGACGGGCGTTATATTGCAACTAGCGACGGAGAGGAGTGGTCGCGTGATCTTGAAAAGGCCTTAGCAGACAAAGAAATTAAAGCATGGGCTGCAGAACTTGACAGCATAAGCATTAAATAACAAGCAACATAAAAGTGGGGCCAATATACCAGCCCCCGCTTTTATTTACTTATTGATATAGGCTTCCACTTTATTAAAAATATCGATATCCATTTCTGTACCAATAAACTTACGGTTTAATTCATTACACGCCTTAGCGGTAGAACCTGAACCCATAAAGAAGTCCGCTACAATACCCCCTTCATTAGAACAAGCTGTAATAATATGACGCAATAAATCTTGCGGTTTTTCGCAGGGATGTTTACCTGGATAGTACGACACAGGTCTAAACGTCCAGACGTCTATATATGGAACCTCTTTTGAAACACGAAACACTCGGCGCAGGCTTTCATATTCAGCTCGCATAGCTTGATATTCTTTATTCAGCAACGAGAACTCGGTTTGAAGTGTCTGTTTCTTGTCGACAATATCACCATAATTTGCCAGTGAATTGTCATTGAATAGAGATTGAAGTCGCTCATATTGCTCTTGTGATGGTAATGACCACTGCGAGTATGTAAACCAATGAGACGCTGATGTGGTACCCATTGCTTTACAAATAGCGCTGGCGGTTAAACCTGATCGCCTTTTCGCTTCAATGAAATACTCAATTAAAGGCGCATACACACTACTTTTAATTGAGTCAGTTCGCTTTTCAATATCACTCCCTTTGCGAGCATACGCTTCCGCGTCTAATTGCTCACACATAATAATGCGCTCGGTAGACGGGAAGAACGTTCGAAGTTGAGATTTACGCTGTCGCAACCAAGGCCCGTTAGGCTTGGCCCATACGATATGACTTAGCACATTGAACGACTCGCGCAATAAGATCTCAGTGTCAGACGCCAGTTTTGAACCACAGAACAAAAAGAGCGTTCCTGATGGTTTTAGGACTCGTTTCATTTCGAGACTAATGGTTCGTAACCAGTCAAGAAACTCATCAACTGAGCCCCATTGGTTGTCCCATGCATCGCTCTTTACTTGATAGTATGGTGGGTCAGTTAAGATGAGATCTATACTATTTGATGGTAGCTTTTTTAATACGTTTAAACAGTCATCGTTATATAGATTAATTTGTTTCTCTAACATTGTTCTGTCCAGAAGAATTGGCGCTCGTGGCGCTCTGGTCAGTTATATATTTACAACGAGGGCATTTAATTTGTACACGCCCATATTCAATAAGGCCCAGCTTTTTATTGCAACGTAGGCATATAATTGGCTTCATTTGAACTCTGTATACTGTTTAAATAAACAGTATATCAAGTGTAAATGTTTTTTGATTTAACTATTAATAACTCAATATCATATTGTCTACATCAACACTCAGCTTGTCTTTTTTTGGTTTCTTGTATTTAAAATTCTACGCAATACAATGGCAAAAGTTCGTTAAGGATAATTGCTAATGTCTACCTATAAGCCTATGTGCCCACAATGCCACAACACTCAAACTATTATTCGTACCAGCAGGCGAACCACGCCCACGTTCCAAACGCTATATTGTGATTGTTTAAACGAGCATTGCTTGACTCGCTTTGTTGTTGAGTCCGCAACTACACATATACTTCACTCGCCATTTGAAGAAAAGCCTTTATCCATCAAGGTAAACAAACAAGAAAACCAATTAACGTTAAATTTATAGTTATTATGATGTTGCGTTTTTATCAGCGAGTGACCCAAAAGCTATCTGCTTAGCTTTTGGCATTATACGATTAATACCAAGCAATAATTTTTGAAGTGGTTTAATTTCATTCTCATAATACATTTCACTGTATTGCAAAGGATTCCCAAGACTCGATCCTTCTGGAGGTAAAATTCCACTTAACCCGGCTGGGTAACGATGAGCCACAATCACCTCTTGCGATGATATTTTTTTAATCCCTTCAAATTCATCTTTAGATCCAATGTTACCCACAGGGATAAGCTGTACGCCTTTTTCTTGGCCATTAGGGATATTAATTAACATCGATGAAAAGTTGCCTACACCGCGAGATTTCTTTAACGCATTAGCCAGATTTTCTTCGGCTATAGGTGTCAATGTGGGATCTGTCATATAAAGTATAAACCCCATATGCATGCCGTTCTTGTAATAGCGACGACGAAAGCGAGTGGCATCTTGTGAAAGTAATGCAGACTCAACACCTGACAAGTAATCGGGTAATCCGTAAATATTTTGACTGGGATCATAAAGACGAATTTGAACTATTTCACCCTTCTTGTATTCCGTCTTGGTGTCGTCACTGTTTAATCGAAAGAAACGATTATCTTTTCCTCTTCGGGTATATTGAGCCATGACATGCCCCAGTCGTAATGGCTCCCCCCATGGATTTCTAAACACTTGAAAATAAGCATGGCCAAAAACAATCAAGTCTTTGCTGATGTTCATCATTTCAAAAAATGACAATACATCCGTTTCAATAAAGTCTTTTGATAATATACGAGTACGCGCTTCAACAACGGCACCATGATACGAGTTGGCTAACAATAGCGCTGATAATGCCTTAGGCTCAATCGGTGGCGTATAATATTCATCAGCCTCATCAAAATCCACATCACTGCAAGCGATAGGGTTTTCTGTATCGACTCGCTCTATGCCGCCAAACTCAAACGCGGATGATGCCGTTGATTCACTCACTACAGGCATAATTTCTTTACGTTGAAACCGTTTCTTTTTCGCCATTATAAATTTACTCGTATCGTTGATGTGCGTTGCATTGCAACGTTTAAGCCCTCACAAGCCACGGCGTGAGCAATGGCAAAAAAACTATCCGCATGACCTGTTTCTTCTGTTCTTTCTGCTGCAAAGGTCATTGTTCCGTGGCCTGTTTGTTTTCGTTTAATGGCTAAAAATGACGGTGCAATCGACGTATATTCTGCTGGCCATTTAAGTCTTGAGGTACTTACAAGATCCATCACCTTTAAAACAAGGCTCTGTTTACTTTGTTGTGTATAGCTAATTAGCATCACCTGTGGAAAGAACGCCTTGATCATCTCTCCGACACCGCTACCAATTCCGCTGCAGTCCACGCCGATATGCTGAACGTTATAGCGAGTGGTTAGATTTTGAATTTGCTCTGCTTGCCATGACCAGTGAAAACCACGATATTCAAATTCTTCAATAACGCGAAAAGGATCGCCTTTCTTTAATGGCATCGCTAACACATAACAGCGAGCTAAGTCACCGGTACGTGCTGGGTCATAACCAACGGCTACAGGGTGATCACCAATAGGCCGTAACGCTTTTAAATCAACATCCGACCACATATCCTCTTTAATGCACCTAGTGAGCGCATTAAGCGTAAAGATACTGTCCGCTTCATCCATGAACTCACAATCGTAAAGATAGGCATAAGCGGCATCACCACAGCGCTCTTTTAGATCATCAACATCAATGTTTGGGTTACCACCATCAACAGCATCTTGCAACGTGACAACGTATCGCCATTTTTTATCAGGACAAAGCTGTGGATGTTTTCTTAATGTATCCTTTGAGGGAAAAGGAATATCTGCTCGGTCTTTATTGCCTTGCTTCCAATAAGCACCAGACCAAACACGATAAGCGCCATGGGAGCGCGTTGAGGGGGTTGAAAAAACCGTAATACGTCGATCTTTTAATGTCCCCATCGCACCGGCTGTTTCATAGATACCTTCAAACTTAGGTATCCAACAGGCTTCATCGATATATAAATCAGAGCTGTATGATTGCGCTGTATTTCTGTTAGTGCCAATAAATCGCAGTTCAGCGCCATTAGGCAACTTAATCGGATTGCCTAGCAGCTCAACACCAAAATATTTTTCTGCTAACTGGGTAATGTATGAGCGAAAAACAAGAGATTGTGCTTTTGATGCCGATAAGAACGTTTGATTTTTGCCGGTTTCTACTGCGACATAGAGCGCTTCGCCTGCCGCTTCAAAGGTAAAGCCTATTTGTCGCGATTTAAGCGTCCAACGCTCTTTTAGGTTACGTGCATCAAAATGGATTTTTTGATAGCTATAGAGGCTATCAATCCATTGTTGCCAGCGTGGATCATCAATCCCGGGTATGTCATTTTTACGTTTACGACCACTTTTCTTTTTACCAGAAGACGATGCGTGACCTTCGTGCTCGGCAGGACAATACCCTTTATCAAGACTAGCCTCTCGCTCCTTAATCGACAGCCTTTCTTTTTGTATGCGAGTATTAGCATCTTGCAACTTAATGAGATTGGCAACTAACCTGTCAATCTCATCCAGCTCATTAGGCTTTTTCATGTCCCTATGAGTAAGTAATAAAATCCGTTGCTCTAATTGCTTTTCTAGATCAAACTTTGAAAGCAGTTCATTCCAACCTTCTTTGTTAATCCAGTTATAAACAGTTCTAGTGCCGTTTATATCGAGCTTTTGTGCAATCTCTTTGGGGGTCAGTCCAGATAAATACAGCGTTTTTGCTTTATCTCTCACCTCATCGCCATATTTACTTTTTCTAACCACTTCCATCTTTCATTCCCAATAAAAACTCACGCTTTAGCATACCGATACCTTCCTTTGTTTCCGTTAAAAATATGTTGTACAGACAGCAACTTACAACATGTGACTGTATTTTTTTATTAGTATCACCTTTATCGTAGGGGTATTGAATTAAAGGGATAGCGTCATGCCATTACAGAGTGGGTTTATTGTCATTGCAACCAGCGGTAAAACCGTTGATGACCGAAAAATTGAAGCATCGTGGCTCGAAGAAGCGGCAGCGAATTACGATCCTACTTTGTATACTGCTGTTTTGGATTTGAATCACTGGGATACACGATGGGCTGGCACGTACGGTACCGTTATCGCTCTTGATTGCACTAAAGACAAAGAAGGTATCGTGACTCTTCGTGGCAACCTAGAGCCCAATGAAGCGTTAATTGCAATGAGTAAGCAGGAAGTATTATTTACATCTGTGAGTCTGCAACCTGACTTTCGTGGTACGGGCCAACACTACCTTATCGGCCTTGCGGTTACACCTAAACCTGCGTCAGTGGGAACTGAGCAACTGAAGTTTTCTTGTGACACTACAGATCAAGATATTCACACTGATTATGTTCAGGTTGACATGACATTTAGCGAACACAAGAGCGATAAATCTCCCAACTTCCTGCAAAAATTGTTCTCAAAAACCACCCCTGATCCTTTGGAAAATATCATGTCAAAACTAACAGAAGAACGTTTACTAAAAGCTGTTGAATCAATGGAGCAATTTAGTAAAGGCGCTCCTCCCGAAAAAGAAATACTCACAAAAACAGAAGCGCAAGCACTGCTTGAAGCGCAAGGGTACTCTGTCATCAAACAGCCTACCGCTAACGATCTCACTGATGCGCAATCACTACTTGAAAAACACGGTTTCTCTATTGAAAAAACAGCCACTAATGAAGAAATCACCGCTGCTAAAGAACTATTAAAGGCACAAGGTTTTTCTATTGAAAAAACGCCTGAAGACAAAGGCAAACCTGATGGTGAAGAAGGTAAAACTGGCGGCAAAATCACTCGCGAGCAATTCGCTATGTTGGCTGAAAAATTTGCCGATGCGAGCGTAACTGAATTTGATTTCACCGCAAGTGCTGATCAGATGGGTGGTGACGACAACCTAGAATACGTTTAATTACGTATTCTTTTCTTTTACTTATTTTAAGAGGCCACTATGCCCAATCTTTTCTGTGATGGCGTAACTGAAAAACGCATCGCCAAACTACTTAGCAATACAAAAAAAGCCTATGGCTTATCAAAAGATGGGGCGTACTTTTCCATTGACGCTCCCAAGGAAACCAAGCTAAAAAAAGCCATCATGGAGTCCAATGATTTTTTAAAGAAAATCAATATTCTTGATGTGCAGCAAATCAAAGGTCAAGCCGTCACCGTTGGTAGCGACAAGCTCTCTACTGGCCGCGATAAAGAACGTTTTAAAGGCACCACGCCTGATATTAGCGGTTATGAATACGAGCTATCGGTCACTGATACGGTTATTCATATTACCTGGGCGCGATTAGCTGAATGGGCTAACTCTGGCGGCCAAAAAGAGTTTGAGAAAAAACTCATGGAATATGTGACCGAACAGGTCGGTGCTGACATGCTTCGTGTGGGCTGGAATGGTACGCACGCTGGAAAAATTACAGATCCAGATAAATACCCTAACGGTGAAGATGTAAATGAAGGCTGGCATGCTCGCATTAAACGTTTAGCACCAGGGCAAATTGTGGGGGCGAGTTTTGATAATGATGCGTCTGAGATTTATTTTGATCCAGACGGCACTCGCGATGCGGCCGGCAACCCCTTATATGATTATAAAACCTTGGATGCAATGGCGTCGGATTTAATCAATAACGTCATGCACCCTGCGTTTCGTGATGCGGCTGATTTGGTTGTTTTGGTGGGTCGAAACCTGATCGCTGCGGCGCAATATCGTCTCTACACTGAAGCCGATAAACCCAGCGAGCATAATGCTGCTCAAAAGTTAGATAAGTCCATCTCGGGTCGTCCAGCTTATGTGGTGCCGTATCTTCCAGGTAATCGCATGGTGGTTACATCATTAAAGAACCTTTCTATTTACACACAGAAAGGCACTAAACGCCGTAAAACAAAAGACAATGACGATCTAGGTCGTGTTGAGTCGTTCCTATGGCGCTTTGAAGGCTATGTGGTGGAAGAGCCATTGAAGTACGCTGCCTTTGATGAAAATAGCGTTGTTATTGGGGCAAAAACACCCATAAACATTGCGAAAGAGCCAAAAATCACTACCGAGCTTGCCGCTCAAACAGTGGTAATTGGAACGGATGTGACCCTTACCGTTGTTGCTGAAAATGCGAATGAATACATGTGGTCAGTCAACGGCACTGTGTTTGATGAAACCACCACTGGCACCACCACCATTTCAGGTGATGAGCTGGCATTAGGTGAACTTACTGTCAGCGTTGAATGTATTGGCTTACATGGTAGCAAAACAAGCACCGCTGTATTAACAGTTAACGCCGCGTAATCCCCATTATTTGGTAACGGAGCATGATCATGGTTTCACCACTTCAACGACGACAACAGCGCATTGCATTGATGCAATACCAAGTAAGCATAAGCACTGACAATGGTGAAACCCTGACTATTGCACCGACAGCACCGCAACCAAGCAATCAATGGGATGTTGTTCGCGCATCGTTAAAAAAAGACAGTGCAGCACTAAAAAGCTTCAAGCAAGTCGCCGATAAAATTGATTATAAAAAACGCCACTTAGAACAATACCAACCGTACTTTGAGAGCAACACGCTCCCTGTTGATATTGCGGCTATTTTTATGGTTTGGCTGTTTGACTGCAAAGAAATACAACAAGCCATGTTATTAGCTGATTACTGTTTGAAATACGGCGCACCCATGCCTGAAGGCTTTAAATCAGACGTACCCACGTTCGTTGCCGATGAAGTCTTGAATTGGGCAGAATCCGCTTTTAAACAAGGTCATTCAACAGCGCCTTATTTCGACCAGGTACTTGCGCGATTTGCTACTGATTGGAAGTTATTCGATCAGATCGAAGCGAAGTATTACAAACTATGTGGCTTTATGGCCTTGGGTGATCACGGCACTGAGATTAAATATATTTCAGAGCCAGCCCCGCTTTATGCTGCAAAAACATGGTTTGAAAAAGCACAAATGAAATACAGCAAGATTGGTGTTAATACTCGCATTAATGACATCAATAAACGCTTAATAAAATTAGATCTTCCGCTCATAGCGGAAGAATAACCGACTCACCAGCGCACAAGTGACCGGACGCGTTTTTGATAGCCAAGGGGCAATATTCACTATCGCTGTTCCGGTTCACTCAATGAGGTTGTTATGTTTCAAGACATTAAAACGCTCGATGCTCCGATTAATGATACGGTCGAAAATGACGGTTTCTGGCCTGATTTATCCATTGCTGATTTTGTAGCAACTTGTCGCATTCCACCCGTTTATAACGCAGAACAAGAACGCAACATGCTCATTATGGCCATGGCGGGTGTCAATATTGAACTGAACAATTTCAAAGAGCGCGCTATTGCTAATAATCAGCGCTATTCAAGCGATATTGGTATGGCTTATGGCACTGAAAGCGCAACGACAGTGCAGTATAAACAAGCCGTTTACCAACGCGCAAAAGCGTCATTATTGGTACATTTTGCCACTCTCTCTCGCAAAGATGAGGCTGAAAACCTAGCCAAAGAAAGCACTGAAACCAACGAATCATTAATGGCGTTATCGCAGCACGCTATTCGCAACATCCTTGGCATTCCAATGGCTACGGTGCGTTTATTATGACGGGCAATTTACTGCACGAAAATACAACATACATGGCTGAAATAGCGAAATGCTACAAGCGTGTATTAAGCGATAAATTGGGAAGCACCGGTAAGGATTTATTTGATTGTGTTATTAGTGGCGGCACTTTTGTTTCGTCATTTAAAGACATGGGTGACGGCATTATTGTTGGCCGATTTAATTATGAAGCCGTCTTTATGTTTGAAGCATTGCCCGCAGCAAAACTTGATCCACGTATTTTAATGGCATCAACGGCGACGTGGTTACTTGAAAATGATACTGAACGCCAAGGCTTAAAGTTACCACCGCCAAAAATTGATGTCGACGCGTATTCCAGTGATGGGACGCCCGTGAGTGATTTAGAGATCACATTGACTTTCTCCGAGCCGATCACCATGAAAGAGACCACCTCCGATATAGGTGATGTGTTTTATAACGGTAAATGGTGGGGTATCGCACCGTATGTTATTCACGTTGCAGAAGAAACCCGAGTGATTGGCCATGGAGCTTGAATTTACCCAGCCAGATATTGATCAGGCCATGCGAGCCTTATCACGGTGTAAATTAACCTACAACCAAGAACAACTGGCCTTACGGCGTATTGGTCGCGCGGTTATCAAGCAAGCTAAAAAAAATGTTCGTCAACAACGAGATGTTCATGGCCAACCGTTCGCACCTAGAACAAAAAAGCGTAAAGGTCGTCGCCGCTTACTCCCTAATATTGCTAAGCGATTACGGGGAAAAAATAACACCAACCATATTGACGTTGGATTTAATAATCGCTTAACGGGTGAAATTGCACATAAACAGCAATACGGTAGCCCGGCTGAAACATGGACAGGTGCACGAATCAGGCGATCACGAGGTGCGTTTAAAGACTACGATAAGCCGCCAACACCAAGGCAGGCCAGAGCATTGATTCGCGCCGGTTACATGATTAAGAAAAAACGGGGCAAGGGATGGAAAAAACCCACAACAAAATGGGTCATTAGCAGCATGACGCAAGGACAATGCGGCTTGATTTTACGTAAGTTATTAGGCAAGCAAACCAAAATGTCATGGGAAATCACCAATGAACCCCGCCCATTTTTAGGATTAACCCCTGAGCAATCAGAGCAAATTATCACACATGAAGTTTTACGAATTTTGAGGTAGTTATGTTAGGCACGGTAACGGTATCAAGTAAAAATGGGTATCAAAATACCCCGAATGAGATAGAGCGCCGCTTTGTCTTTATTGGTTCGACTGGTGTTGTTTCGTTACTGAACACATTGACGCATATTGATGCGCGTACCGATATTACCGCCATTTTTGATGGGGATAAAAATGACAGCCCAGCAGAAAGCGCAGACAAAAAAACAGCGGTTGCACCAACAAATCCGATTGATATTAGTTTTCGAGATATTTTGATTGCCGCGCAATTAAACGGCAAATCAAATTGGAGCGCGAGCGTTATCGGTTTAGGTGCCAATGATAAATGGGAAGATGCGCTTGATAATGCCAATGCATTGCTATCGTATGAGGCCGTGGTATTGGTCAATCCAATCACAACAAAAGCTGAATTAGAAGCTGTCTCTACAAAAATATCTAGCACGGAAAGCAAGCAGGCACGCTACATGTTTGCCATCACTCGCACCGCACCTATCACCGCGCAGTCTTGGGCTGAATATGAAACTGCATTAGCCGCGATAGTAACCGGCGTTAACGCCTCTCGTGTTATGTGCGTCCCTGTATTATTTACCAATGATCTTGGCGTGCTAGCTGGCCGTTTATGTGATCGCTCAGTAACCATTGCTGATAGCCCTATGCGCGTTAAAACTGGACCGTTATTAGGATTGGGGCAAATAAGTCTCGATAAGGATGGTCAACCATTACCGCCAGAGCTATTGGCTGCGCTTGATGCTAAACGCTTCAGCGTACCTCAAACTTACCCGGGTGAGCATGGCTGGTACTGGGCTGATGGTAATACCCTTGATATTGAAACGGGGGATTTTAAAGTTATTGAACACTTACGGATTGTGCTTAAAGCTTGCCGTAACGTCTATAAAATCGCATTACCGACCATTGCTGATCGTTCGTTAAATAGCTCACCAACCAGCATTGCACGCAATAAAGCACTGTATATGAAGCCACTATTACAAATGGCGGCACCTGTAACCATTAATAACGTGTCATTCCCAGGTGAAATTGCACCGCCTAACGATAGCGCAGTGGAAATAAACTGGGTAACAGACAAGAAAACTGAAATCTATATTTCTTTACGCCCTATTGGTAGCCAAAAAGACATCAATATTGGCGTAGGTATTGATTTAAGCAAATTAGAACAAGGAGATCGCTAATGTCACGAGGCACTTCTTTATCAGGTTTAGATGTCGATGTCGGTATTGGCCAGACAGATATCACGGTCGATAAAATCACGCTAGACGTTGAAGATAATAGCAAAGCCGCTAAATCTCGTGGTGTAAATAGTGGCTGGCTAAAAGGCTCTATTAACGCTAAAGGCTCAATTGAACTGAATACTGAAAATTTCAATCGTCTAAGCGAAGAAGCAGGACGAGCAGGTTCATGGCGTGAACTCCCTCCCTTTGACTTTATGATGTACGCCAAAACAAACCTGACCCTTAAAGTTGAAGCCTTTGGGTGTTATTTGAAAATCACCAACTTGATGGATATAGACGGCAAAGAAGGTGGCGATGGGATGATGCACAAATTGGATTATGAAGTGTGTGGTCGTGATTTTGTGAAAATTAACGGCACACCAATACTTAGCCAGGATGATATTAAACATCTAACGCGAGGTGATTAATGCATGAAAGTGTTATATGGCTAAAACTGCATGAAAGCCTTTCTCTTATTATTATGTTTATGCTGGCATGTATTGCCAGCTTATTAAGAACAGAAAAGCATTCATTAATCAGTGTTATTACAGGCATTATATTTTCAGGCTTTATTGCCTATTCAGTTAATTTATTATTAACCGATATAACGATAGTTAATATCTCTGAAAATATACGTGTTGTTGCTGTGGGTATTTCTGCTTATTTAAACCGATATATTATGGATATATTGGATAAGTTAGCGGTGCAAATATCATCAGACCCCATTAAGACATTATCAGATATTAGAAAAATCTGGAAAAAGTAAGGGTTATTATGTTTTATTTAGGTAAGACGAGTTTATCTCGTGGCTATAAAGTACAACCTAAATTATGGGCTTGTGTTGGTTTGGCTATTAGTTTTTGTCCTATTGATTTTACAGTCAGTGAAACAATCCGTACCGCTGACCGTCAGCGTAAGTTGTATTACGGCACCCCTAGAAAAACATGGACACTCAATAGCAAGCACATGATCCAAGCTGATGGTTATGGACATGCCGTTGATTTAGTGCCACTAAAAAAAGACGGCTCTGCCGATTGGGATAATTGCGCCATTGTTAAGGATGCCATGTTTAAAGCTGCAGACATAATTGGCGTAAAATTACGCTGGGGCGGCGACTGGAACCAGAACGGTGATAGCCGCGACGAACACCAACGCGGCAGCTATGACGGCCCACACTTTGAAATATTGCTATGATAATAAAGCCATTGCTTTTTGTGGTAGTGGCAATGGTGTTAATAGCGATTTACTACGCGGGTTTTAAGTCTGGCAAATCACAAACGACTCTGCAGTACACGCAATTAGTACAAGAAAAAAACGTAGCAATAGTCAAGGAACAGCAAAAACTGGAGCGAGCTTTACTTGCTGTAAAACGTACTGCCGCAAAAAAAACAACACAAGTCGAGCAACAATTTATACCCGTAGAGCGGGAGGTTATTCGTTATGTCTCTAAAAAAGAACCCGCTACTTGCCAGTCTGATTATACTCAGTGGATGCAGCTCCATAACGCCGCCGCAACAGGTATATCAGTACCCGATAGTCGTTGACGAATATTTAATGACTCGACCGCCAGAGCTTGAATTAATAAGTAAATCAGTCATTGCTGAAAATAATATTAAATCAGCACTGCCCGTTATTATTCAAAATTATAAAGCCTATTTTGCAACAAAAGAAAAACTCATTGGATTGCAAAATATAATCACTACCTATAATCAGGAAATAAAAAATGACTATCCCAAAAATTGAAGATAAAGAATCAAAAGAAACAACAACTCTTGATTTCATTAAATCACTACAAGGTAAAAAAACCATTATTGTTCCGATTTCATTAAATGGTGTGCTTGTACACAAAGGCATGAAATTTGATGTATCAGCGACTGATTACAATAAATTTATAAGTTCTAGTCAGTCAGGCAAAGTTAGCATTGTCGCTGCAAGTAAAGACTTTTTAATGCACACCGTCACACCCGATAGTGACCGCCAGCTATTAACGGAAATTTTAAAAGTTACCGGTACATTGGATCATATCCTTCCCAAGGTCATTGATGGCGCAGCACCTAACATGGAAGCAGCATTGGACTAATTACCGCCATGGTCAGTGTGTACCGTAAAAACAACCTAAATCAGGCGCTGGCTTTACGGGCACACTACCTACCGAACGAGGATGACAGTCTCGATAATTTGGCTCGCGCCATTTGGCTGGAAGAGCATTATTTCGAACGACTGGCCATGGCGGTAAATAAGGGTGTGGGCATGTTGTTCTAGCAGTGAGAGAGATAATGAATACCGATATTTATAACATCATCAAAGATAAAGGGCTTGGGCTTCACAGCCCAACGCTTAACATCATCAATGATACAGGCGCAGAACTTGCAAAAGCACTTGTAGCAGTTAATCGCTTACCCATTATCATACCCCCTCTCACTACCGGTGTCCCACAATCATTCATTGATAATATAACCGCATCTATTGCGAGTGCTACAGCATGTACAAACCAGTCTGCAATTAACATCCAAGATAATTTAAATAATGTGTTCACTAGCATTACTCAAAGTAGCATGGTTAACAACCTTGAAGGTATAGATCACACTTGCGCCAACTTAACAAATCTAACCGGTAGCATTACAGGTGAAATTGATAACTTTCTGACAGGCATTAAAGATGTGGCCACACAGCAAATAAAACGGATTGAGGATTACCTTAACGGCGCAATCAATGAAGCTGACCTACAGTCTTATTTGGATGATCTGATCGCACAACTTGAACCGCTGAAAAAATTCATTCTCGGTATTTTTGAGAAAGAAAAAGCGTTATTTCTCGAACTGAAAAACAAAATTGAAGCATCGAGCCTCACTCAATCATTAGAAGCTTTATGGAATAACCCCTGCGCTCAAATGCTATTAAATCAAACGCTACCTGATGACTTAAAAGGATTATTGAATGGCCAGTAATCAATTAAATTTCAGTGTATGGCTGCGTGATAGAACTAGCTCTGGTATGGCATCAGTCACTAACCGCTTTCGCACCTTACAACGCATGGGACGGCAAACACAACAATCTTGGTCCAATATCGGTATGGGATCCGCTGGCGTATGGGCGGTAGGTCAAACCATGCAAGCATTAACAGGGCCCGCAAGAGAAATGAATGCAGCACGGGGTGAGCTTAATTCATTGCTTGATGGTGATGGCACCAAAACGTTAAACAGTGTTCAAAACGAAGCTATGAAGTTTGCAAGCAAATACGGAGCCTCTGCGTCTGAATTTGTACGTGCCTCTTATGATATTCAATCCGCTATTGGTGGGTTAAATGGCACTGAACTATCAAAATTCACTAACGCCTCAGCAGTATTGGCAATGGCAACAAAGGCTGACACTGCCACCATTACTGGCTATATGGGGACGATGTACGGCATTTTTCAAACCAACGCCGATAAAATGGGCAAATCCAAATGGGTTGAACAAATAGCCGGACAAACTGCTGTTGCCGTTAAAATGTTTAAAACCACAGGCTCGGCCATGAATGAGGCCTTTGCCGGTGTTGGTTCGCGCGCGTCAAACCAAGCCATTAGCTCTGCAGAGCAATTTGCCATATTAGGTATGATGCAATCGAGCATGGGTGGTAGCGTTGCGGGTACAGCTTACGCTGGATTCATGGACGCCTTACCTAACGCGCAAAAAAGTTTAGGGTTAGATTTTACTGGCGATAATGGCAAGGCGCTTGGCATGGTCGCTATCATCAAAAAACTTAAAGCCTCTTTGGGTAATGAACTTACCGTTGCCGTGACAGGAAAATTAAACACCGCTTTTGGCACTGTTGCATCAGGTCTAATCCAAAACCTCTGGCATAAAACCAATGACTTGAATGCCAATATCGCCAGCCTTGGTCAAATCAATAATATGCAGCAAGCCATGATCATGGCTGCAAAAATTGCTGACCCCTGGGATAGATTAAGTCAAACCATCAATAATGTGCGCATTGTATTTGGGCAGGCGCTCGATACGGCGCTAATGCCCTTTATTAATTATTTTATTGATGGTTTTAATATCTTGCAAAAATGGATGGTAATGTTCCCAAACCTAACTTCCGCCATCGCTTATTTTACAATGTTTGTTGTTGTACTTGGCACTGCTGCCGCAATTGGCATGGTAGCAATGGGATCATGGGGGGTCGCCGCATTTGGTCTACGAACAATATTTACATTATTAAAACTAGCGTCATGGGATTTACTAAAAGGCCTTTACAAACTTGCTGCTGGCTTTGTCAATTTAGCCATTGCTGGCTGGCGAGCAGTTGCAGCAAAAAAAGCACTTATCATCAACACATACCGATTAAGTATGGCTTATTTGTCCACCTTAAAAGCCAGTCTAATTACTTTTTTTATTCGCATGAAAAATGGCATTGTTGCCGCCGCCATTGCCACTAAATCATTAACACTCGCTACCCTTGCATCAGGCAGAGCCTCTGCCGTTGCTTTTGGTGGTCGCGTTATAGGCACCATTGCAAGCATGGCAACTGGTATCGGGCGATTGCTCATTGGATTTATCAGCTTAATTCCTGCGGTATGGTCACTGGCGGTCGCCTTTATTGCAGCAATTGGCTGGGTGCCATTATTGATTATTGGTATTGTTGCTGGGGTGGGCATCTTAATTGCTAAATGGGATGAATTTGTTACCGCGTTTAGTGATACCTCATGGTTTTTGGGTATTCAAGCCGCACTAGGTTCATTTGTAGGTTATCTCAGCAGCATTGGAGACTGGTTTAATACCACTTGGTCTAGTATTACTGGATTTTTTAAAAGTGATGATCTTAGCGCCAGCATTGAACAACAAGCGAGCATTATCAATAAAGGCCTTCCTCTCTCTTACCATCAAGCAAGCAATACACAACCAACAACCATACCTAATAACTACGCACCACAAACAACACAAAATCAAACGACTACGCACAACGTAGGGGCCATTAATGTTAATACGACGAATGCACCCGGTCGCGCTGAAATGAATGCCTACATGGCCATGGTAACGCCCTAATGAATGAGATTATCTATAAAGATTTATTGATTGTTGGTGATGACATTGTGCTTGATGATGGTCGCAATCCTCTCATTGTGACCAATGAGGCTTGCATCGCACAAGATGTGGTCCATGCCATTTTAGAAAGCGGTCTTGCGGTCACATTGGTAGCTGAACGCAGCCCCACGATCATCCGCGATATTGAGCATCAAATTATCATGTTAACAGAAAGTGACCTGCGTATTATCCCCGGCACCGGCGCAATCACTTCCGTCAATAAGCAACGCTTATTGACGGCCAGTACGTACGAGTTTGGAGGAATTGAAGCATGGCTATAAAAACAAAACACCCTGAATTTGTTCAGGTATTAAAAAATAGCGATATACCAACAACAGAAAAAGATATTCATGCCCAATTTGATGCTGAAGTGAAAGCACAAGGCTCACTGATTAATAACGATCCTAAATACTCACCCTTTTGGCGTCTTATTACTAGCATCATCAAAAAACCGTATTTTTGGTTATTATCTTTTCTTGTTAATACGGTACTGCCGCAATCATTTGTAAAAACAGCAAGCGGACTATTTGTTGATCTTTATTTGCAATCGGTCAACCTAACACGAAAACCCGCAAGTAAAACCCAGGGTTTTGTTATTTTCGAACGTGAAGTAGGTGCGCCTGAAATCAACTTACCCGCAGGATTTAGCATTAGTACCGAGCGCATTAATAACATTATTTATCAACTTATTATTCCTGATGCATTTACATTACCAGCCAATGTTACTTCCATCAAAGTTGCATGTGTTGCCGCTAAAACTGGCGGTAACTTCAACCTTGCAGGCGGTTATTACCGCATACCTCAAACACCGCTACCAGGGTTAATTCAAGTGTACAACCCTGATGATTGGCTCACAACACCAGGTGCTGACACCGAAAAAGACAGTGACGCAAAAGAGCGTTATCGCGCTCAATTTACGGCAGTCTCTGGTTGGTACATTGATGATAAATATAAATTAATTATGAGTGAATTTGGGGGAGTCAAAACTGACCAGATTTATATTGAAAAAAACGGCCCACGAGGACCAGGAACGGCAAATGCTTTTCTTTTATTAGATAGCGGTACGGCAACCGAGCCATTTTTAAAAGCGATTAATGACGCAGTGCGTGTGGATGGGTATCACGGTTTAGGGGACGATATGATAGCCATGGCATTACCTGAAAAGCACATAACCATCATTCTTGAGCTATTACCTATCCCTAACTTAACATCAGAGCAAATCACGGCATTAAAACAGGATATTGAGCAATATATTCGCTGTGTCTTTCGTGAAAACCAAGCATATCCCACCGCAATGAAAACATGGCCATTAGATCTTTTTAGCTTTTCAACGCTTAACCAAGAGTTACGCAATACATTTTCAAATATTGAATCACTGTATTTTGCAAACAGGGACTTTAGAACCGCCATTGAAATTGCTCGCATTCAATCATTAACCATCACGGACATGGCCAATGCTTAAACTTGAATTACCCTTTTGGATGCAGAAAGGTGAGTTGAAAAAACTCAATAATGCCGCACAAAGTTTTTGGGATCGTGTTGAAAAATGGCTACAAATTCCATTAAGCCGTTTTGATTTAATGACCTGTGATCTAATCCTTGTCGATCATATCGCGTGGGAGCGAAAAATCACACGACTCAACGGTGAAATAGAGTCCATCTATAGAAAGCGAGTGAACTACGCATTTATTAACGCACAAGATGCAGGCATGAATCGTGGTATGTACAATATATTTGAGCGTCTTGGAATTGCTATTTTTGACATTAAAGAGCGTCAACCAGGTAAGGATTGGGATATTGTCACCATTGAAATGAGTGATGAGATTTTATCTGGTCATAAAACATTGGTGAACCTACTCATACAAACGTATGGCGCCACCTGTCGCCGCTATGAATACAGTGTTACCTCAACATTACATCAATATTGTGGTGTTGGCGTCATGGAGTGGAACCACCAAACTGTTATCGCCACCGAGCCATTATCAGTAAAAATTGTTAACACTGAATCATCCATAATGATCGATACACCGTTAACATTATCCTGTGTTTATACAGGTCAACCAAAACCAGATATTGAGTGGCATTTATCATCAATATATACCGGCACAAAAATCATTGGCTATGGCGATAAAATACAACTGACCGAGCATCAAGCTGCCTACTACACCGTAACATGTATCGCGGTTAATCCATCAGGAAGCGCTAGCGACACGCTAGCATTAACGATTAAGGGCCACACCACACAGAGGTTTACACTGAATGCAGGGAGTGATTATGGTCGACCTAAAATTACGGGGTATAACCATAGTTACGGTAAAAACACAGGATCATTAACACCTGTCGTGATTAACCACCAAGATTTCCCCCCTGTAAATAAAATAATGGCAGCATATGTAACATTTAACACATCAGGCTACATCAGCACAGGTCATTTTATTTTACAAAGTGAGCACCCGATTGAGGTCAGTATTACTACCAGTATTTATGTTAATGGACATAGTGATTACCTTGATAAACCGTATTACACCCCTGAATGTACATTTGAGCTTACCTCTCCAGATAAAGATCATTATTGCCAGATTGGGGCATTACTTGCGGGTGATAAATACGCGACATTTGACATGCCATATTGGACCTACAACGGCGCACTAATCATTACAATTAACGAGAAATAATATGAGTACAGCTATATTAACAAGCGCCTTTGCAACGTATAAAGCGCAGTGTGAAGCGGCAAGTAAACCCGTTATTATGGATGAATTTGTTTTTGCACTTGTACCAAACCAACACCCAGACACTCCAATTGATCCAGAGGAAGCACTGCCCGCTGATAGTTATATCAAAGGCCGCTTTAAAGTTACCCAAAAGGGCATGATTAATCCCGATGCGGTAGTGTATTCCATTATTTTAGGCACAGAGATTGGAACGTGGGATTTTAATTGGGTTGGACTGGTTAATAGTGAGCACAATATTGTCGGGGCAATCTCACACACACCCATTCAAACAAAGGCTGCAGAAAATCCAAATTTTAACATTGCCGGCGATACACTTACTCGCAATATTATTACACCGTACACCAATGCCAGTGCTTTAACGCAAATTACTGTCACGGCTGATGTATGGCAATTAGATTTTAATAACCGATTAACAGCCATTGATGAACGTATTCGATTAGAAAACTGTGATAACTATGGCCAAACTGCATTTATTCAACAGGCATGGCAACCTACGGTGCGCAATAATGCAATCACACTATCCCCTGGTACGGCATACATTGCAGGGCTTCAATGTATTAATAAACAACCCATGCTGGTTGATTTTTCTGGTGTAACACTCCCTAAAAAACTTTATTTAGAAGCCTGTTTTAAAGGGACAGTTAGCAGTGAATGGCAAACCCATACCGAAATTGTTATTGCAGATACTCACCCATCAACTCGCATTGAAAATGGTGTCACTTATTACAGTAGTGAAATAGCAACAATAACAACGCTATCCACTATCACAGACTTGCGGATCCTTGACTGGCGAACCGACCATTTAAAAGAAAGTAATGACCCTCATCCGCAATATAAAAAACGCGCCACTAAAAAGTCAGCAGGCATTATTAAAATAGCATCTGATGAAGAAACTAATGCGGGCGATAATGATGAAACATGCATCACACCGACTCAGCTTAAACGCATGCTTGATGCTATGAGTAATAATACATCCAATACCATGAATCAATTATTAGATGCAATGCGAAAAGTAGAAGGCAAGCTTGGCCGTGTGCGTATTTATATGAGAAACGATATTGATGATGATTACTTGCCTATAACCGGACAAACTATCAATAAATCAGATTATCCTGATTATTTTGCTCTGCTTAATATCACAGCCAATACGCTTAAATTACCGAACTGGTCTAAAAACGGTTACATACGACAATTTAGTGATGCACTGACTGCGGGAACAATTTTAGAGCAAGAGATATTACAACACACCCACACTGCAACTATCGGTAATAATGGCGGACATACACCAACTGCATACCCGATAGATCTTGGTAATAAAACTGGATATTTTTCTGTTAATAAACGATTTTGGACATCTTCAGATAATGCTCACTCGCATACGTACACTACAGCTATAGGCGGCCCCATAAGTGGAACCGATCCATGGAGTAGTTCACCGTCAGATTCCTATGGTGGTAAACAAACATCAGAACAACCAGCACACAAACACTATGTCGATATTGTATTTAACAACACCCCGGTCCCTATCAATCTTGGTACATACAACGTATCAATGCATGCAATATCACCACATAGTCACACTGCGCACATCGCTAACACTGGCGGTAATGAAAACAGACCTAAAACCACCATTGCAGTTTATGCGGTCAAAGTTAAATATATAACGCCTAACGTTCGCTACAACATTAACAGCGAGGTAATCGATGAATAACATTCATTACCCGCAAAGCATTCAATCACAAGTGACTGCTTTATCATCATCTATCGATGATAAAGCACAAGCTATTGATGACACTATTCAACGCATTAATCATGCGTCATCATTGGAAGAACAAACCAATGAACAACGTGCAGGCGCGTCTTTAACCAAATATATTTGTTTGCACCCTTACCAATACGGCATAGGTCATAAGAAAACGCTCTCAGCACCGACAGCATTACACCTCGCCGCTAATGGCAGTTTATCGTCACCTGATATTGCACACTTACAAGTAGGTATCGCTCTTGTTGTTACCGGGCGTGATGCTAATCACTTTGCATCCAATATTGATGAGATAGCAAAAATAATCAATCATCCTGCATGGATAGCATTATCAACACAAGCGAGTGCTGAAGCCTTACTTCCCATAGAGAAAATGCAAATACCGCGCGAAAAATTAGCGCCATACTGGACAGAAACACGCCTTGATTTTATATCTCCACGATTAGATTGCACACACGCATTAGGCAGTGCAAATGCTCACCACACCGTGAATGATATGACGCCAACAGAGCGACTAATCAATGCTGCATTGCATCAAAAGCACCAATTAGCGCAACAAAAGCAGGCATTAATGCAACTAAAGGCAAAATTTACGGGCCAGTGTTATGCCTTACGACTTACCGGCACCACCAATGCCATGAAAAAACAATTAACCGATTTTCAAACGGATAATCAGCCTTATGCTTCAGTGCTGATTTTATTATCAAATAACGAACAAGAATTATCGTTACTCTATGAGATGTTTGCTTTATGACACTACAACTCAACCAGCAATCCGTCCCTGGTCAAGATATTAAAGTCACCATTAAGCTTCCCTTTGGTGACAGTGATTTAAGTGGCCAAAGCAGTAGCACAACAAGCGCGGAAACCGGCACGAAAGCCAAAGAATTAAGTGTGAGTTTAATTGTACCGTTTGAAAACAAAGAGTGGTTAACGGCCATTGATATTCTTGCAGAGGCACAAGATAAAACCACTGGCGCAAGGACGGTTTACCGTGTTGGCCATGATGCTGCTAATGCGATTAAATTTTATGAAGCCAAGTTTTCAGGGGAGTTGACTATCCGCGAACTTGAAGACACTCAAGGCTGGCAGGTAGGCTTTATGATGAAAGAGTACTTATCTGTTCCTGAGCGAAAAAGCCAAAGAGAGCCAATAAAACCCGCCAAGCAACAAGGCGGCGGTGGCGATGTGGCACTGGATAAAAAAATTACAGATAACCCTGACATCCCTCCAAATACTGAACTTTCTGCCGTGGAAAAGATCCTGAGCATGGCAAATAATGCATTTGGTAGTGTCATCGGTAACGACACAAAAGAAGAAGGCGCAACCAGTGAAGCTTAACGAGCGACTATACGTAGGCAACCAAGAAGGCCAAGTGATCTCTGCGCATTGCTATTTAACGTATAAAAGCCCTGGCACTGCGCATATTGTGACAAATATTGAGCCTAAGGTGGGGCAAATTATTGCGTATGAATGCGGATACAATAACGAACTTCAACGCTGGTTTACGGGTTATGTTGAATCTTACAAAGAAGTGAACTACAACGAATTTACGTTATTTGCAAGAGAGCTAACCGGTTTACTACGCCACTCACTACCCCTGTATTATCAGCACATCACATTAACCGGCTTACTTGAAAAAATCACCAACAAAACTGGCATAGAGTTTGTGATCCCTGAAAAAGAGTACGCGATGGCCATGACGCCTTATATTGTCAATTGCCAGCAAGGTTATGCGTTAATGGATAATTTAGGAAAAATCTTTGGTATTGAAAAATACATATGGCAGCAACAAGGCAACGGCAAAGTATTTGTGGGTAGCTGGTATGATTCTATGTGGGCCAAAGCCAATATCCCTATTCCTTCAAATATGCTAACGGATATTGGTATTGAAGGTGCAACAATACCAATGATACCCGCCCTGAGACCCGGCGTAATCATCAATGGTCAGCGCATTCGCAATATTGAATTACAACAAGATAAGATGACGATCACATGGATAACAAAATAGCAAAAATCATACAAAAACATTACCCAGAAATTGCGAACGGCTGGCATGTTCCACTGTGGGCGGTGATTACTAGCATCAATGAAACCCCTAAAAGCGGCAGTTTATCCAATCCTTATCGCCCGTATTATTGCGCCAGCGTGAAGATACTCGACAAGGACGGTAAAGAAACAACCGCCCCTATATTATCCAACATTGCATTATCAGGCTCATTCTCGCCCTCTGGCGGTATTATGCAGATACCTGAGCCCGGAATGATAGTCACACTTCAATTTGCGTTTGGAATGCCTGACAAGCCGTATATCGATAAAATATTGCCTTATGGCATCACACTACCAAAACTCACCACCGGCGAAGTCATCATACAACCACGACAAGGTGTCAAACTGCACTTTCAGCAAGACGGCTCCATTAACACTGTCACCGATAGCGTGATCAATGAGCAATCCAATGAACGTAATACATCAACGGGTGCCGATACTATTACAAGACAATCTCACGCAACGATAACCCATGAAAATTCCACCCATGAAGTCGGCGGTACTTATCAACTAACGGCCTTCGATGCGTTGTATTTACTCACCACAGGTAATGGTGAATTATCAGCATTAAAGAATTTATCACTGACTGCAGGTGAAAATTTAGAGGAATTTATCTACGGGGATCGTATTAGCAAAATAGAGAAAAAGCTGCAGTTCCTTATCAAAGACAGTGAATCACTGACGCTAGATAGCACCGGCTTTCATGTC